TTTTCGGTAGGGGCTAGCAATGATATTGGTTATAAAATATATGATGATTTAATTGCGAGTGGTAGTGAAACTTCAAATGATTTAGTAAATCGTTATTTAAGTAAATTAAATTTAGATACTTCTAAACTTAATATAGAATATGTAAGTGGCTCTGATGATACACAATGGTATTACGCATTTGAAAACTTTGTTAATTTTGGTTCTGCTACAGAACGAATTAGCAATTTTTATTATAAAATGCAATTGGTTGAAAAGTATAAGAATAGATTAGCTAGTTTAACAGGAACATCTATAGCAGGTGTAGTTTTAACCGAAGCAATGGAATTGTTACTAACTGATGATGTAGCAGAAGATGGTGGATTTTTAGCATTTGAAATAGAAAAATTTGTATTTAGAAATCCAACTGAAGGTATAGATGCAGAAAAAACATTAGATTCATTAAACGCTATATTAAGAGGATTTGATGGATTTGAATTATTTTTATATAAAGATTTAAATGTTTTAGCATATCCAAAATATTCAACACCTGCTTACTTAGGACAATCAATATATCTATTATATCCAACGGATTATCCAGATGTTATAGGTTGGTATGAATCGGCATTATCAGTAGCAAGTGAATTTGATAAATACAATCCAAATTATATAGTAAATAACATACCTGAATTTATTTATACTAATTCTGAAAATAACGATTTTGTGGTATTTTTGGATATGATAGGACAGCATTTCGATGCTATATGGGTTTACATAAATGCTTTATCTAAATTTAAAAAATTAGATGAAGCTGGATTAAAAGGAGTTCCTCAAAATTTTGTTTGGAATATATTAAAATCTTTTGGTTGGGAAGGTAAGAGAGCATTTGATTCTCAATTCCTTTGGGAGTATGCATTCGGACAATCAAAGGAAGGATATCCAAAATATTCAACTTCATTAGAAGATGCAAACAATCAAGTTTGGAGAAGGATACTAAATAACTTACCATACCTATTAAAGCATAAGGGAACTGGAAGAGCTATGAAAGCTATTATGGCTTGTTATGGTGTTCCACAATCTATGTTGACAATAATGGAATTTGGAGGACCGCAAGATCCAACAAAAGGTGGAGTTAGTGAATTTACATTTGATGATAGAACGGCGGCATTAAGATTACAAAGTACTTCATCGATTTTGATTCCTTGGAAAGCAGTGGGAACTCCATCAGAACATCCACAAGCTATAGAATTTATGTTTAAGCCTGATACGGCAAATTCATTTACATTAGTATCTGCATCAAATTTTTCATTAGCAGTAACATCATCAAATACAGGTTCTGTTTTAGGATTTAATATTGGAAGTTATTATACGACTAGTTCTGAATTTGAATTCAAATTAGATAATTATAATAACGTATTAATTAATAAAACCGATTCTGGTAGTGGTTCAATATATAATGTTTATTTAAAATCAGGAGATGGAATTAGAATAATTACAACTTCTAGTTTAGAATTAACAATACCAACAGCATCCGGTGAATGGGAAAGTGGTAGCAATATTCGTGTTGGTGGAACTAATCCATATTTCACGGGTTCATTAGATGAATTCCGTTTGTGGAGAGTTCCATTAGAAATTAGCAAATTTGATAATCACACTTTATTTCCAGATTCGATAAATGGTAACAATTACAGTTCATCTACTGCTGATTTATATTTCAGATTAGATTTTGAATATCCCAGAGATAGAGCTAGTTTCCCAAATATTCTGAATGTTGCTATAAATGAAGGATATGGTGAACAATTTGCTACGGCAAGTAATATGTATTCGGCGCCAACCTATCCATATCAATATATTCCTTATGATAGAACTGTAACGGCAAAAGTCCCATCTTTAGGATTTAATGTTTCTAATAAGATTCGTTTCGAAAACCAATACACATTATCTGGGCAAGAAATTACATCTGGTTCTAATTATACTGCTTCACTATCTTATAAAAGTAGAGCGACTAAAAAAGCATTTGATAACTCTCCAATAGATTCAAATCGTTTGGGATTATTCTTCTCTCCAATTAAGGAGTTGAATATGGATATCCTAAGAGCATTTGGTGATTTTAATATTGATAATTATATTGGTGACCCATCGGATGATTACAAGGATTCATACAAACAATTAGATGGATTACGAGAATATTATTTCGAAAGATTGGATAGAGATATAAATGAATATATTCAATTGGTTAGATATATTAACAAATCTCTTTTTGATGTTCTTGCCGATATGGCGCCTGCTAGAGCAAAGATATCCAAAGGTTTATTAATCGAACCACACTATTTAGAGAGAAACAAAACTCGTTGGGATAGACCAATAGCACAAAGAGGAGATTTTGAATCTAATGTGGCTGTTACTGAAGGTGTAAATTTAGTATCCGATTACCCTACTTATGAAGGTGAATTTGCCGATAGAATTGATGCAAACATAGGATTCGATATAGCAAACTATGATGGTGTTATAGATGAAAATGAAGCAACTCAAATAATAGGTGAAAAGGTTTCCTATGAAACACTTATAGATTATAATACTGATGAAGCTTTAGAAGGTGAATACCCATCATATACATCATCAATTGAATTCTCTTTGGGTGAAACCCTATTGGCAGAATATGAGAGTATTGGAAAATATGAAGCAATTGGAATGGATAAAAATTCAGTAGCTAATTTAGGATTTGGGTTATATGCACCAAGCGGAACTACAGAATATAAAAGATTTACTGATTTAGAAGGAAGTGTTAGTCAATCAAGAAGTAACATATTTTTGGTAGAATTAACAGAAACTAAAAATATTTTAACACAAACAAATTCAAACGAACCATTGATTGTGGAAGATACGCCAACTATTTTTAAGAAAAATATTGTATCTATTATACCATTTAATGGTAGTGTAAGTGTTGGAAATGGTGTAACAAATGTTACCGAACTTAAGGGATATTTCCATACGCATTATCGTTACACAAACGGATTATCTACAGGTTTGGAAAGATCTTATTTCTTAGGGTCTCAGCAAACAACTGCAACAACGCCTGATGGATTATCTCCTGTAGAAACATTTACAACCAATCCTAATGTTCTTAGAGTTGCTAAGACTGGTAGAGGTAGTGGTGAACCAATCCTTGAGGTTGATTAATACTTATTTATTAAAATAAAAAAACTATATATTTATAGAATATAAAAGACACATAATATGGGATATTTAAACAACACAGAAGTAATTGTTGATGCGATTCTTACCAAAAAAGGTAGACAAAAATTAGCATCGGGTCAAGCACTTAATATTACAAAATTTGCATTGGGTGATGATGAAGTGGATTATACACTTTACGAACCAGCGCATCCTAAAGGTTCTGCTTTCTATGATTCGGCAATTAGAGCAATTCCGGTAACTGAAGCATCTCCTGATGAAACTCAAGTATTGAGATATAAATTAGTTACCCTACCAAAGGGAACTACTCAAATTCCAACGGTTAGATTGGGTGTTCCATCTATCAGCGCTAATCAAAGCGAAGGTGGTGTGGGATTAACACCAACAACTTCACCAGCGGGAAATACGGGTGCAGGATATACAATGATATTAGCAGACCAATCTGCAGGAACTCTTACTGTAACCAGAGGAGCAACTTCAGCAGCAACTACGCCGGTATTCTTAGGAGATGAAATATCTTCAACTGCACAGGTAGTAAGTGGTTTAGAATTCAGATTTACACCAAACCCACAATTAACATTGGATGTTTCTACAACAATCACTGTTTATGGTAATGAGACTGGTGGTTCACAAACTATCCCTGTAACAATAACTTATAAAGCAACAGTATAAAATAAAAAATATATAAAAAATGGCACAAATTATTGATCCTAATGTAACCGCCCAGATTCGAGATTTGGCAAATACGGGACAAATCGATACCGACCAATTAATATCGATTTTAAACTCCGCATTACCTGCGGGCTCTCAACTAAGTGTAGGGGCTGGTATATCAACTGGTATCTATAAAAGATTTGGTGACTTTGATAAGGTAAATGCTAAAATTGAAATAGTAACTACGGGTATTTGGTCAAATGGCTCAGGTTCACTTACAACTTTCTTTACATCATCTACACAAGCTAGAACTGAAAACAGTGGACAATTTTATTATAATGTATATGATAAAAACCCATCAGATGAAACATCAGAGGTTCAATTTGCAGTAGCATATGGTAATGTTAATGGAAGTGGTTCTACTCAATTATCATCTGATGATAATGCATTGTTAGCAACTAAATCAACATACGCTCAGTATCGTTCAATGTTATTGAATGACCCAACTGCAAAATTCCAATTCGAAACGGGTTCGGCTGGAACATTAGCAGATGCTGATTCAATTTACGCTATTACTTTAAATAGAGCAAGATATAGAGAAGAAATGGATGCAGGTAACTGGTCATTAAATTTGTCCGGTTCTAATGGAACATTTACTTTTATTGATGATAGTGGTAAGAAATTTGGTGATACATTTGGTAAAGCAGGTAGAGTATTTACTGTTGTATCGGGTTCTTTAAATATAGGAACACAAAATTCAGCAACTGAAGTTAATAGAGTAGCACCATTAAATGGCAAAGGATATGGAACGTTCTATCCTGATAGAGGTATTATCATTCTTAATCCTGAAGCAATTGGTAGTGTAGTTGGAACAGTTACATTCTCAACGGCATCTGGTCATACACAAACTGCTAATTTAAGTGGAAGTTTAGCAACTACAGCAAACGCTTACAATCAAGCTAGATTATTCTCAGCAATTAGTGGAGCTGGTGATTTTGAAGCTAGAAGAACTGAAAATGTATCAACACAACATTTCTTCGTAAGAGCAACAAATAGAGAATATAATTATTCTAATAACCCAACATATGTGGATACAGCAGGAGCATTCTCAGAACCTTCATTTGCAATAGACCCACAAACTTATATTACAACTATAGGTTTATATAATGATTCAAATGAATTGATTGCAGTTGCAAAAACTTCACAACCAATTGTTAAATCATTCGATAAAGAAGTATTGATAAAAGTTAAATTAAGTTATTAAACGATAAACGTTAAAAGATAAAGAAACCCCCAGAAATGGGGGTTTTTTGTTTAGATGATATTTATAGAAAAGATATACATTAGGGAATGTTAAAAGAAATACCAAAATCAGATATTGTAGTAAGACCTTTTAAGGTATATAAAGAATGGTCTTTTGATGAGCAAGATAAAGCTGAAGTTGATATAAAGTGGGGATTATCGGGTTCATTTGGTTCATTTGATGCAGAAATTCCAACCGAATTAAGATATGTTTTATATCGTTCAGTAGAAGCTCAATTTTATAGAAATTCGGCAACCGCATCGATTATAACGGAAGTTGGCAGAAGAAAATCATATGCATCTACCTATGAGAGAAATTTAGAAGAAGAATTTGCATTATTTTCAATACCACAAATATATTATGGTGAAGGTATTAAACCTGGTAGTTTAACATTAACTACAGGAAGTGTAACTTATACAGATGATGGATTCTCCAATTTAATTGATTCTGCTAGTAATGTAAAAGGAAACATATTTTATGATAGAGGATTTGTGATTGCAACAAAAGATATACAAAGTGGTTCATCGTTTACTGATTATTCTTTGCAATATCGTTCTACAAAAACAATATATGAAAACGAAATTTTTATATCAGTATTGGAAAGTGAATTTAATGCATCAACAAATCCAACCGCATTAACTAACATTGATTTCGAATCGTTTCAGGCTATATTAGATGATCCTATTACAAAACAAAAATATACAGGTAGTTTTTATAATATAAAATCAGCAAGAGTAAATCCATTATTTTGGGAGTATGATTTTAGTGCATCTAATGACCCAACAGGTTCATATTTAGCACCTTATATTACTACTATTGGATTATATGATAATGAGATGAATATGATAGCGGTAGCAAAATTACCGCAACCAATTAAATCAATGCCTGATTATCCACTAAACTTTATAATACGTTTTGATACATAAATTGAATATACTTATATTTATATCTAAATAAGAATTATTATGGCAATACTAGATTTATACAAAAACCAAAAACCAACTACGGCTAAGGTAAACGAAAGAGGTGGTGACCCAGAACCAATTGGTGATGCAAACCCATATAAACCTTCTAAAGATCTATCAAGAGACCAGAAAGCGTTGAAAAGGGCTAGAGGTGGTGATATTGGTGGAAAGCTTTATAGCGCTACTCCTAAAAAATAAATAATGAATTGGTTACATAATGGAAAAGAGGTTACGGAAGAAATGGTGCCAGATGGAGCCGTTGGGTTTATCTATATGATAACACACACCCCAAGCGGTAAATACTACATTGGAAAGAAATCACTTGAGAGTGTTCGTAATGTAAAAATTGGAGTAAGGGAACTTGCAAAAATTAAGGGGGAACGTAAGGCAGCCGGAATGGGTGGTAGAGCTCCTCTTAAAAAGAAAGTTCGTAAATCATCTGATTGGGAAAAATACTACTCATCTAATGAGTGGATAATCAAACAAGTTAAAGAAGGAAAGGAAAATGAATTCAAAAGAGAAATCGTTGAATTTTGCTATTCTAAGAAATCCCTATCTTATTTAGAAGTATATTATCAATTTAAACATAATGTTCTTTCAAACGAAAACTCAATAAACGAAAACATATTGGGTAAGTTTTTTAGAAAGGACACACTAAACACACCAAAGTTATGACATTAGAACAAATCGGAACTAAGTACAAAATCTCACATGCATTCTTAAACTCAAAAGAAGATGCATTGTTAGTAGCCGCAAATTCATTAAAAGATTTTCAATTCAAATTGGATTATAGTATTCCAAAAGATGAGTTAAAAAAGGATTTATCTAAATTAGAGCAATTCCTTAGAGATGTAAAAAACTCCAACCACTAAATTAGGATATATCGGATATTTTTCGTATATTTACGAATGATTTTGTATGCGATTGATACCCAACAAATAATACTAAATAATTTGGTAGTTTGGGATATTTTTCGTATCTTTGTGATATAATATTCTATACATGCTAAGTGGGAAGCACAAGTTAGTGGTAATCAACATATTAGATGACGCCTTAGGTGTGGGTTCATCCTTAAAGGGTAATGAGCAGGCACATCATTGTCCATTTTGTCACCACCACAAGAAAAAATTACAAATAAACTTAGATAATCAAAACTGGCATTGCTGGGTTTGTAACGCTAAGGGTAGAACTATAAATTCACTTCTTCGTAAGTTAAATGTAGATATTCGTTCACTTTCTAAGTTGAGGGATATCTATGGTGATATAGATGCAAATACTTCTTTTGTAGAGGAAGAACCAAAATTATTCCTACCAAAAGAATTTAAGCAGTTATATATCAAACCAAAAGGATTTAATCCAACATATAATCAAGTAATAGTATATCTTAGAAATAGAGGTATTACAGCCAAAGACATAATCAAATATAATATTGGATATTGCGAAGATGGCTTATATGGTGGCAGAGTTATTATTCCATCATATGATGAGAGTGGTGAATTAAATTATTTTGTAGCTCGTTCTTTTTATGAAGATGAGAAAATGAAATACAAAAACCCACCCGTTAATAGAGACGTAATTGTATTTGAAGATATGATTAATTGGAACGAACCCATTACTTTAGTAGAGGGTGTGTTTGATTCATTTTCAGTTAAACGAAATGCAATACCAATGTTAGGCAAATTCTTGCTGAATAAACTAAAAAACAAAATCAGAGAAAGAGGAGTTAAAGAAATCAATATTATGTTAGATTCGGATGCGATTTCAGACTCCACTAAGCATGCTGATTATTTTATTAAGAACGGAATTAAAGTAAAAAATATCATTCCATCTGATAAAGATGCGGGTGAACTTGGTTTTATAAAAGTAAACGATTTAATTAAAAAACAAACAGAAACTGGTTGGGATGATTTAATTCTAACTAAGATTAAAAATCTATGAGAAAAATTACACATATCTACCACCTTGCCGATTTACACATTCGTAATCTAAAAAGGCATAGTGAATATAGATTCATATTTAATGAATTCTTAGAAAAAGTAAAAAATGATAATATTGAAGATTCTATCATTTATTTAGCGGGAGATATTGCTCATGCTAAAACCGAAATGTCTCCCGAATTAGTAAGAGAGATTAGTTGGTTTTTAACAGAGTGTTCTAAGTTAAAAGAAACAATACTTATAACTGGTAACCACGATTGTAACTTAAACAACAACCATAGATTAGATGTTCTTACGCCTATTATCGATAATCTTCAAAATCCTCGCATCCATTATTACCGTGACACTGGTGTCTATAATTTACATAACCTTACTTTTGTTGTTTATTCCATATTGGATAAAAAAGAGAATTGGCCCAAAGGTGAAGAAATCGAAGGTGAAAATAAAATCTGTCTTTTTCACGGACCTGTAAACAAATCACAAACTGATGTTGGCTATGTAGTATCATCAAACTCATTCACCACAGATATGTTTGAGGGATTTGATATGGTGTTGATGGGAGATATTCATAAAAGACAAACATTACAAACTTATAATCCGGCTAACAAACAACCTATTGTAGTTTATGCAGGTTCGCTGGTTCAACAAAATCACGGAGAATTATTAGATGGGCATGGTTACCTATTATGGGATGTTGAAAATCGTTCATTCAAAGAATTTGATATTAAAAACGATTATGGCTATTTAACCATCGATATTTATAAAGGAAAAATACCTCAATGGGTATATGATGAATTGGATACTAAACTTCCTAAGAATCCACGTTTAAGGTTACGATTTAATGAAACGGATGCAACAACTACTAAGGCTTGTATTACTGAATTAAGTAAGATATTTAAAACAACCGAAGTAACTGTAAGTAGAGTTGATACTATGGCCAGATTAAGATCCAATAATGGACTTAATGGAAATATAGTTGGTAATGTTAAAGATGAAACATTTCAAAATCATTTAATTGGTGATTATTTAGATAGACGATATTTGTTAGAGCAAGAGCATTTAGATGCGATTACCGAAATTAACAAATTAACAAATCAGAAAGTAGATAATACCGATAAGATGGATAATATATTGTGGATACCTAAGAAATTAGAATTCTCAAATATGTTTTCATATGGAACTGATAGTGTTGTTAGATTTGATAACGCTAAGGGTATTGTTGGTATATTTGCTCCAAACGCTAGTGGTAAATCATCTTTATTTGATATCTTATCATTTTGTATTTTTGACAAAACATCAAGAACCGCATCATCCAAAAATATTCTAAATAATCAAAAAGAAAATTTCTATTGTAAATTTGAATTTGAAATAGATGGTATATCATATTTCATTGAAAGAATTGGAAAGTTAAACAAAACACAAACATCTGTCAAAGTTGATGTTAATTTTTGGAGGGTAATTGATGGAGTAGATGAATCTTTAAATGGTGAACAACGTAGAGATACAAATAGAAACATTGAAAAGTATTTAGGTAATTTTGAAGATTTCATTTTAACAACTTTATCTTTACAAGGCAATAATGCACTATTCATAGATAAATCCCAATCAGAAAGAAAAGAAGTTCTTTCTCAATTAATTGGAGTTGATATATTTGATAAGTTGTATCAAATAGCAGCGGATGATAATAAAGAAACAGCAACATTAGTTAAGAAATTTAAATCAGATGACTTTCCACAAAAGCTAGCAGGTATTCAAACTGAATTGGAAGAATGTAAAATTCAATATGAGAAATTCAATGAAGATATACAAGCTTTAAATAAAAAAGAAGAAACCCTAAATGAATCTATAATAGATTTAAAATCTCAAATAATAAACACAGGTAGTTTTGATTATGAAATAACTCAATTGGAATCAAACAAAACAAAATTGGCAGTTAATTTAGAAAAGCAAGAATCTACAAAAACTGAATTAAATGAAAGATTAGAAAAGTTGATTCCGCTAGAAGTTCAATTATCTGGTTTATTGGGTGGGTTAAATGAAACTGATATAAAGGAAGGTATTGTAAAATTAAATACATTTAAGGAGCAACATAGAACAACTAAGAACGAAATTGAAAAATTAGAAATCAAACATCATTCTTTGTTGGATAAAAAAGCACATTTGGATTTACACAAATATAATCCCGATTGTGAAATTTGTATGGATAATTCTAAAAGTATTTTAACTTCCAAAGAAGATGTAATAGAAGCTATTCAAAAGATAGAAGATACTATAGAGCAGAATACAACTGAATTGGCTCAATTAAAAATAGAGATAGATGAGTTACTATCATTTGAAGATAAGTTAAAAACCCTTAATGATTTAAAAGAAAAACACAATAAAGTAGATAAGGATATTTTTAACATTAATTCTCAGATTTCTGCTTGTGATTTACAAATTCATAAAATAGAAGGTGATATTGAAAAGAATACAACTACTATTGATGAGTATTATAAAAACGAAGAACAAATTGTAGCTAATAAAAAAATCAAAGAAGAGTTACATACTTTACAAAATCAAATGACTGATTTAAAAAGTGAGATGGGTAATTCAAATGATTCTATGATGGCGGTGTTTAAAAAACAAACCACATTAGAATCTCAAAGAGATGTATATGAAGAGAGAATTAATGAAGTAAAGGATTTGGAGGAAAAGAATAAATTATATGAATATTATTTAAATGCCTTAAGTAAGGATGGTGTATCTTTAGAATTGATTGAGAAAGCAATTCCTGCAATTGAAGGTGAGATTAACAACATATTAGGGCAGATAGTTGATTTTGGTATGGAGTTGGAATTGGAAGGAAAAAACATCAACGCTAATTTAGTGTATGGTGATTCTAAATGGAGTTTGGAATTGTGTAGCGGTATGGAGAGATTTATATCAGGCTTGGCAATTCGTATTGCACTTATTAATATATGTAACTTACCTCGTCCAAACTTCTTAGTAATTGATGAAGGATTTGGAACATTGGACAATGAGAACCTAACATCATTATATATGTTATTCTCATATCTTAAAACTCAATTTGATTTTGTGATGATTATATCACATATAGATTCTATGAGAGATGTAGTGGACACTCTAATGGAAATCAAAAAGGTAAATGGATTCTCTCAGGTTAAATTTTAGTAGATAAGGTTGTTTTTGGTAGAGGTTTTTTAGAAGATTCAATTCTATCTTTTATTAAATTCTCTATCAAACCACCAATCTTATAACCTTTTTCTCTACAAAAAACTTTTAATGATGCATGTAAATCGGCATCAATTTGTATCATAGCATATTTTTTCATAATCTTTATTTTTAGGGATTTATACAATAATCTATTTGAGTTACCAATATTCCTCTCAATCTCATTGGTAGATGCGTTCTGATAAGAGAACATTCATAATTTGTTAAGTGCTTTCGTAACAATCTTTCTGGGTGAACCAATTCACCATCTTTTATATAATCAACTAAATGATTGAAGTTGGAACAATAATAATCCATAGTGTGAGATTTTCCATAGGCTAATAAATCATTAAATCCATCTCTATGGTCAGAACCCATTGGTATAAATAAGCTGTTGTTCCAATTCCTTAATTCTACTTCTTCTAATAGTTCTATATCGAATCTAGTCCTTATTACAATATCGTATTTAAACCCATTTTCCTCCTCATACTTGCTCTTTAATTCATTTGCCTGGTAAATACCCCACCACATATTAAACACCGAAGATACGGATGCTTCACCCGCTACCTGATGCCCATCTACCGATTTAATTTTATCAAATACAATATCAGGTGTTTTGGTGAAATTGATTGATTTTGGATTATATATGGATACTAATTCACTTTCATCACATTCCATATCATTCTCATTTTTATAGTTATAATTAATGAAAATATCCGGATTGTATTTACTTATTAAATTCTTTTCCAAATAGTTGAATGGGATATAACTACCTCTAAATTTACCAGATAATAGTAGTGCAACTCTCATATTCTTTATAATTCTTTAGTTTTCTAAAATAAGTATTAAGATTTTTAGTTTTTAGTGATATTTATTAAAAATATTTCTATACAATAAGATATGGCAAGAATTAAAAAATACGGAGATACACAAGTTCAAAATTTAACTTCATTCAATACATTTATAACAGATGTAAATCCTAACTCAGAGTATTTTAGAATAACTGAATTTAAAGAATCATTTAGTGGTGGAAAAAACGGATTTCTTATTGAAGGTTCTGAATATCTATTAGAATCTACTGAAATTAAAATTGAAATATTGGATGTGGATGGTAACCCCATTTATTGGGAACCTGGAAATGGTATACCTGAATATTATGAAGGTGTATCTAAAGTTGTAGCTGTATATGTTTATGATGATACACCAATAGGACAAGCTAATATAACAGTATTGGGTGAACTTAAACAATATTTAGATGGGGATGCCATTCTAAGGGATATACCCGCTGAATGGAAAGGATTGTATAATGTAAAATGGGAAAGAGCGTTTAAGGTAAATAAATTACTTTCTAACGAAGATAAGGTTCGTTTTTATAAAAGACCAAAGGTTACAATAGATGAAATATCTAGACCAATATTTACAGCAACGCCAACCTTAATACAACAAACAGGTTCTTTGAACGGAACTCCTTTGATTCCTGGTGAAGGTGTTAGATTATCAACTTTTACATTACCATCATCTTATTTACTTGATATAAATGATAATACTAATTGGAGTGGTTCTATAATAAATGGAACTATTACAATGCCTAATTTGGGTATTACATTTACTCCATCAAATTTAGTAACAAATAAACAACTAATAGTAAGCAATCCGTATTCTTCAAATGGATTGGCAGCATCATTTAGTAATCAACCATATACTGCTAGTTTTACTTATTTGGTAGAGGATACTGCAATAGGAACTGCATTAAGTGGTTCATTTGCAAAAATTAACATTACCGATTTAACAACATTTGTTGGAGATGTTGCTAGAGTTAAAGTATTTAGAAAATCGCAATCCGAAGTATCGGATTTTCAATTTGTTCAAGAGATTGCATTGGAATCAAATGAGATATTAGTTGATTTGGAATCCTCAGAAAGAAACCAAGAAAACTATGGATTATTTACAACATATACACTTAACAATTATTGGGTTACATCATCAAACAACTTAACAAGAACTTTTAATCAAAATGTTCTTTTTAATTCAGTAAAGTTAGATAGTATTGGTGCTAACCAATTTTATACATCCAAATCTATAGATGTAACATCCGAAGTTGAATATACTTTGGATATGAATGTTAAATTAGATACTAACATATCTGAAGCTAATTATATAAAGGTTTATTTAGAAGGAACTAAAGATGGTAGAATTATTACTCAACCTATTACAACCATAACATCTTCAAATCCATATTTGCAAAAAACAAATGTAAATGAAAATATAATTGCAAATGACTTTGATTCGGTAAAACTTTATTTTGAAGTTAAAGGATTGGGATGGTATATATCAGATGTTAGTTTACGAGCATCACAAGAGACATCGTTTTCACCTGATGAGATAACTTTTATACAACCCGTTCAAAGAAATTTAGAAAGTGAAACATTTGATTTTCGTTTTGAATTTTATGATATTAATAATAACTACATACCTGTTGAAGTATTAGCAACCAAAACATTTAGTGGTGGTAATTTAAATGTTATTAACAAAAGTATAAACTTAGTTCCTACATCATTATATTTCCAATTTGATTCTGGCTCTGGTACAGGAAATCCTATGGCGCCAACTACTATCTATATAGATGCGGAAACAAATTTTATAACAGGTTCTATTACATTTGTATCCAAATCATATGATATTGATAATAATGAATTATCATCATCGTATTATACGGGAGGAAAATATCCCGGTCTATTAATTGATGAGGGAGATAATCGTTATAGATTAACTGTTCAAAACTTTACAGGTTCAGTAGCTGTGGGTCAACCTGAAAGAATAGTTCAATATGTAGAATATACTGCAAATGTTGAAGGTGTTAGTGATTCTATTGTTATTACAAGAGTTAGTGATGGTAAGGGTGGTGTAAACTATGAAATCAGACCATATAATGGAATTGTAATTAGAAACTCAGATGCATCATCTTCGTTAGAAATACAAGCGGTTCGTATAGATGGTATAAATGAAATTAATTTAAAAAGTGGATTACCTTTAGGTAAATCCGATTACCAATTATTTGTTCAATCTGGCTCAACTTATATAAATTTACAAAAAGCAAATGATTCGGGATTTTTATTGGGACTATCTACCGGCGTTACTGGTTCGGGTGAATTAAGTTATAATGCTAGATTTAATAGAGATTCTATAGATGGGCAAATAACGGTTTACTTAATTCCATCATCATCTAATAATTATTCGGCGTCAATTTTAACATCTTTAACCCTAACCGATTTACAAGATGGTTTGGATGCAGGTGTGGTTTTGTATGATGCAGATACTTTTAGTATAAATCCAAGTCCAAAGTTGCAAACTGATGTTAGTAGGTTTATACCTGTATCATCATCAGCAACTGCATCATTTTATCGTAGAGGAACTTTCGAAGCACCAATAAGTTGTTCAATTGAGGTTTATCCATCAATGTCAATAAATTCAGATTTTGTTGCTGAGTATTGGGTTAATTATGTAACACATAGTTGTGACCCAAATATAAGTGTGATTGCATATAATGAATTTGGAAATATAATATTACCTATATCAACTTCACAATATATTGAAGGATTACCACTAACCCAAAACAAACAATTAATTACTAATTTTACATATACCGAACCTTGGACTTCGGCATCGGTATCTGTTGATAAATTATTTACAATTGTTCCCGATGGTTTACCTGGAGAAGAACCAATAACAATTATTGTTGACCCTGTAAATGTTGTATTGAAATCAAATGAAAACGGAGATGTATCCGATTTCACTCC